GGCGACGAACAACGAGTCGCTGCACGACATGGACTACCACTGGTTCGCGAACAAGGCGCGGCCCGACTACCTGCTGACGATCAAGGGGGACGCCAGCACGGAGGAGATTGATCGGCTTGAGGCGCAGATCGACAGCAAGTTGCGGGGTACGCGCCGGACGGGCCGCTTCCTGACTGCCACCGCAGACATCGACATCAAGCCGCTGTCTTTCTCGCCGAAGGACATGATGGGCCGCGAGCAGATCGTGGAGGAGATCGCGGCGGTGTTCGGCGTCCCGGTGTCGATGCTGAAGGCGAACGATCCGAACCTCGCGAGCGCGACGGTAGGCTTCACGTCGTGGAAGGCGACCAGCGTCCTTCCGCTGATGCGGATGGATGAGGAGGTGCTGAATCAAACGCTGCTGCCGATGTTCGGCATCGCGGAAGATGCGTTCCTCGCGTACGACAACCCGGTTGGAGCCGACGAGAAGTTCGAGTACGAGAAGCGGCGCGGGTACACCGCTGGCGGCATCCTGACGGCGAACGAGGCTCGCGAGATGGAGGGCTTGGAGAGGCTGGAAGATCCGAGCGCGGATCGACTCCTCATCAACGGCCAGCCGCTCGGCGGCCAGCCGCCGCAGCCCGCCGCTTCGCCGTTCGCTGGCCTGTTCGGTGCGTCGGCGCAGCCCGCAGCGCCCGCAGCGCCCGCAGCGCCCGAGGTTGAGGCCAAGTCGATCGAGAAGAAGGACGCGCTCTCCGACTGCGTGTCCGGCAAGATCGGGAAACTGGTTGACGAGGGCTACGAGCAGGATCAGGCCGTCGCCATCGCCTACTCCATGTGCCAAGGCAAGGGACTCGAGGAGGCCATCGGCAAGGCCGAGGTCGGCGGCATCGACACGAAGCCGCCTGCGTCCGTCGCCGAGAACGCGCGCCGCGCTCTCGAGGTGCGCGAGACGAAGCCGGAATCGCAGCGCGGCATGACCGAGGTCGGCATCGCCCGCGCCCGCGACCTCGCGAACCGCGCCAACTTGAGCGAGGACACGATCCGCCGCATGGTCGCCTACTTCGAGCGCCATGAGAAGGACAAGCAGGGCGAGACGTGGGACGAGCAGGGCAAGGGCTGGCAGGCGTGGAACGGATGGGGCGGCGACGAGGGCTTTACGTGGGCGAAGGCCAAGGTCGAGGAGTTCGACCGCGCGCGCGCAAAGAAGTCCTGCGGCTGCGGTTGCGCCTCGCGAAAGACCGTCAAGCAGTCGGAGTTCGTCGGCAAGCATCAGCCTGACCTTGCGGGATGGCTGCGCGTGAAGAACGCCGAGAAGGAGGCCGAGAAGATCGGCAAGGCCGAGGACGAGGCGTCCAAGGCCGTATCCCGCGTGTTCGACGCGCAGGTGGCTGCGGTCCTCGACGAACTGTCCAAGGCCGAGAGGCCGACCGCCGATCTCATCTCGCGCGCCGAGCGCATCCTCCGCAGTCGTAACTACCAGCGCGAACTGGTGGACGCGCTTGCGCCCTACTTGCGCGAAGCGATCTCGACCGGCGCGAACATCGGCCTCGACACCGTCGCGAAGGTTTCCAGCGGCGTGGACTTCGAACTGGAGCGGGCAGACCTCGCGAAGTACGCCGAGTCGGAGTCGATCCGGCTGGCGCGGCAGACGGCGTCCGGCGTCGTGGAGACGCAGACCGTCCGCGTCCGCGAGGTGCTTGGCACGGGCCTCGAGAACGGCGAGAACACGCAGAAACTCGCGGCCCGGGTTCAGGACTGGGCAGAGTCGCAGAAGGATCAGGACGGATCGTGGAGCCGCGCGCGCACCGTCGCCCGCACCGAGTCGGCGCGCGCCGCGCGGACGGCAGAGGTCGAGGCGTGGTCTGCAACGGGCGTCGTGAAGGGGAAGACGTGGCTCCTCGCGCCGGACCCGTGCGAGTTCTGCGAGGCCGCCGCAAAGCAGTACGGCGAGAAGTCGATCGGCGTCGGCGATACGTTCTTCAAGAAGGGCGACATCCTGACGGGCGCTGACGGCGGCGCGATGGTCCTCGACTACGAAGACGTCGCTGGTCCGCCGCTGCACCCCAACTGCCGATGCTCGATGCTCCCGGTGCTGGACGACGAGTTCGAAGCCATCTCGCGCGAGATCGACGCCAGCGCCGCAGGCGAAGCCGAGCGACGTCGAATCGCCATCGATGCAGGAATCAACCCATGAACACGATCAACCGCAAGGCGCTCCCGGCGCGGCTCGAGGGAACCGCGAAGGGGTTCACCGCAGTAATCACCGCAGAGACGATCGACCGGGACGGCGAGGTGCTGATCCCGCAGGGCATGAACTCCAAGGAGTTCGAGCAGAACCCGGTCCTCTTCTGGAACCACGACTACTCCGAGCCTGTCGGAAAGTGCGTCGGCATTAAGCGCAGGGAGCGCGACATCGTCGGGGAGTTCGCGTTCGCGCAGCGCCCGGACGGCTACTCGGGCGAGTTCTTCCCCGAGGTCGCCGCCGCGCTGGTTGGGCAGGGGATCGTCAACGGCGTGAGCGTCGGCTACGTTCCGGAGGAGGGCGGGACGCGCCGCGCGACCGAGGTGGACCGCAAGAAGTACGGCGGCAACGTCTCCACGATCTTCTCGCGCTGGAAGTTGCTCGAGGTCAGCCTCGCGCCGCTTCAGGCGAACCCGGAGGCGCTCATCACCGCCGTCAAGAAGGGCATCGTCTCGCCGGTCGCCGCGAAGCGGTGGTTTGGCGTCGATGCGCCGAAGCGCGTGGTCGTGACGGTGAACGTGCCTGCGGCCTCAACTCGCGCGAAGCGCGCGCCGATTGACCTTGACAGCATCGTGCGGCGCGAGATCGCCCGTGCGAAAGGCTCGATCTATCTCTGACCGGGTGTACCTACGGCGAGTGCCTGCAAGACACCCTCGGGCGTGAAGAGAGAGATCAGCCGAACTGATGGAGTTTCACCATGAAGACCATGAACCTCAGCGACTTCTCGACCGTTCTCGAGAAGGCCGCGAAGCAGAAGGGCGAGGCTGGCGTCATCGCGCAGAAGGCGCTCGTCCTTGAGAACTACATGATCGTTGACGAGGCCGGAATGGCCGTCGATCCGTCGTCTCTCGACGTCGTCATCAAGGCTGCGGCTCCGGCTGCGGCCCCGGAGATCGAGGCGGACGCCGCCAGCGCCGAGGAGATCGCGAAGAGCGTTCGCAAGAACCTCGCGCAGGAAGTCCTCGCGCACAAGTTCCACGTCCGCGCCGAGATGGGCAAGGACTGGGAGAAGGCGCGCGTCTTCGGTCGCCTGAAGAACCTCAAGACCACCGAATCGGCCTACAAGTTCGGTCGCTGGGCGCTCGGCGCTCTCGGCCACGTCAAGTCGGCTGAGTGGTGCAAGTCGAACGGCCTTCCGCTCATCCGCATGAAGGGCCACATCGAGGGCATCAACTCGCAGGGCGGCTTCGCCGTTCCTGAGGAGTTCGAGTCGGAACTCATCACCCTCCGCGAGCAGTACGGCGTGTTCCGCCGCAACGCGCGCGTCGTGGCGATGGGTTCGGACACGAAGCGCCTTCCGAAGCGCGCCTCGACCGTGACCGCGTACTTCGTCGGCGAGGCGCAGGCCATCACCGAGTCGCAGCAGAGTCTCGATCAGGTGCAGTTGGTCGCCAAGAAGTTGGGCGTCCTCACCACCATCTCGAGCGAACTGAACGAGGACAACGTGGTTGGCCTCGGCGACGACCTCGCTGGCGAGATCGCGTACGCCTTCGCGCTCAAGGAGGACGACTGCGGCTTCAACGGCGACGGCACGTCCACCTACGGCGGCATCGTCGGCCTCGCGAACGCCCTGACCGACGCGACCTATCAGGTCAGCGACGGCAGCGCGACGACCTACGCTTCGGTCACGCAGGCCGAGATTTCGGCTGCGCTCCGCAAGTTGCCCGCGTGGGCGGCGCAGCGCAACAACATCAAGGTCTTCTGCTCCAAGAACGCCTACCACGGCGTCTTCGAGCGCCTTGCGATGGCGGCTGGCGGCGTGACCGCTGCCGAGATGGCCAACGGACTCGCCAATCCGCGATTCTTCGGCTACCCGGTCGAGTTCGCGCAGGTGATCCCCGTCACCGAGTCGGCAGGCGCGACCTTCGCCTACATCGGCGATCTCGCGCAAGGCTGCATCTTCGGCGACCGCCGACAGCAGACGGTCGCGTTCTCCGACTCGGCGCTCAATGCGTTCGAGCAGGACGAACTCGCGGTGCGCGGAACCCAGCGGTTCGACATCGTGTGCGCCAACGTCGGCTCCTCCAGCGCGTACGGCGCAATGGTGAAGTTGACCCTCTGAACCTCCCATGCGGCGGCGGGGGCCGGATGAACTCCGGCCCCTGCCGCAGCCCACCACCACCACCCGCAAGGACAAACTCCCATGCGTCAGAACAGCAAGTTCATCATCGCCGCCATCGGCGCAACCAACGTCACGACCCTCACGGCGTCGATCGACACGCGCGGATTCTCCTACGCGCGCATCTACTGCATCGCAAACAGCACGGCTGCCGTCCACACGACCGGCGCGAACAACACCCTGGCCGAGAACGACGACAACAGCACGAACTGGACGACCATCAGCGCCGCCGGTTCCGGCACGGCGTACACGCCCAGCACCAACACCGTCGCGACGACCCTCGCGAAGATCGTCTACGAAGTGGACCTGCGCGGACGTCGCCGCTACCTGCGCCCGACGTTCGGCCTCGCGTCCACCTCCGAGCCGATCATCATGGTCGAACTGTCGGAGCCGAGCGACGGCTGCACGACCGCAGCGGAGATCGGCACGGCCAATCTCTCGCAGGTCTGATCGAATCCCGATCCTCTGTAGGATGGGGGGAGGGCTACGGCCCTCCCTCCATCTGTGGAGGATCACAACACGGAGGAACGCATGACGAGGACTACAGAGGACGTTCTCGACTTCGGCGACGAACTCGCCAAGGCCGAGGTTGGCAAGGAACTGGAACGGGCGAAGGAATGCGCCGCGAGGCTGGCCGATGGCCAGCGCGCGGCGTTCGTCGTTCCGGACTACGACATGGCGCACGCGGCCTACGGCAGCGGCGATGGCAGCGTCGAGGAGATGGCGCTCGGGAACGGCAGGTACAAGAGCCTGTGGAACCGCGAGAAGTTGAGCCGCGTCCTCGACATGGCCGGATTGCAGCGGCTCGGCCCGATCGAGCGCGAGGGCAACACGCTCCGCGCGGTCGCGCGTAAGTTCGCGCTGCCGATGCCGAAACTCCCGATGCGAGACGTGAAGGCCATCATGTCGATGCCGCGAATCGCATGGACCGACACGATGGCCGCTACGCACCTGACGTGCGCGCGGCTCGGCATCGACTTCCTCAAGTCCACCGGGGTCTTTTGGGGCCAGTGCCTCGAGCGGATCATGGAGGAAGTCTGCGAGGAGGCCGAGCGCAAGTACGTCCTGACGATCGACTTCGACTCGATCTTCGATGAGAACGACGTCATCCGCCTGTGGCAGATCATGGAGACGCGGCCAGACGTGGACGCGCTGTTTCCGCTTCAGATCGGGCGCGACCGGAACAACGTCCTGCTGACGATGCTCGACGCGGACGGCAAGCGCCGGACGAAGGTCGAATCGACGGAGTTCCACACGGACGCGGTCGAGTGCGAGACGGGGCATTTCGGCCTGTCGCTGATCCGCACCGACGCGCTGCGCCGGATGCCAAAGCCTTGGTTCCACTCGAAGCCCGACGCGGACAACCGCTGGGGTCCGTTGAAGACCGACGACGACATCTGGTTCTGGCATCGCTTCCGAGAGGCAGGGAACGTGGTCGCCGCGTCTCCGCGCGTCCGGATCGGACATCTCCAGTTGACCGTGACTTGGCCGGGTGAGAACCTCGAGGTCGTGAACCAGTGGTCCGGCGACTACACGAAGCACGGGAGGCCCGAATCGTGCAAGACCTACTGATGTGCCTGCGGAACTGCGCGGTCTTCGTGCCGGGTTCCGGCAGGCGCGAACTGAGGCCGGGGGCCGTGTTCAACGCAGACGGGGCGCTGGCGGATCGGCTTGTCGATGGCGGCTACGCCAAGAGGCTGATCGAGCCTGCGCCGCTGTTCGCGGATTCCACCCGCCCGCCGAAAGCGCCGAAGAGGAAGCCGAAGGAGTCGTAGCCAATGGCGGTAGCCGCAACGTCGCTCGTAACACTCGCGGAGGCAAAGACGTTCCTCGGCGTCACGTCGGGGGCAAACGACGCCATCCTCGAGTCGTGCATCGACCGCGCGTCGAAGTGGGTCGAGACGTACTGCGGTCGCCGGTTCACCGACGCCCGGGTACAGGAGGTCCATGACTCCTACGGCGCGGATCGGATCGTGCTGCGGAACCCTCCGGCGACGCAGGTGTTCTTCGTGGGCGGCGCGAC